CACCGAAGTTAACGGTAAGATTCTTGACGGACATATTCCTGCGGAAGATGAAGATGCGCCGGAAGTTCCTGATGATGATGACGATGACGACGACGATGATGAGGATGAAGCCGAGTAATTCTCATAGCTAACTTCCCGCCTAGTTAGTTAGCTGAGAAGTCCTGAGCAAGACTTTAAAAGGCTCCTCTTCTTCTAGGGTTCATTTCTCACGTGGATGATTTGAATTAAACGACCGCCCCAACAAAGTAACCTCGGCGAAATGTTGTTAAAAGGTGCCCTAGTTTTCTTTCCAGGTAGTCAAACCCGAACTTTAAATCTTTCCTGCGAAGCGTCAAAATCGGGGATGAGAAATCCGCTATCAGATTCTTAATGCCTTTCTAATCTGATAGTTGTGAGTAAGCTTCATGGAGCCTGGAAACCTTCGAGAACTAGTAGGAATAAGGCGGACTATTCCTACTAGTTCTCTTTTTCGCATTTCTGAATTGAAAGGTGAATTATGGTAGTAACAGTTAAGGAAGTAGTGTTCAGAAAGGTTGTTGGGGGTATTGGACAGAGCTACGAGAAGGTAGTAATTCTAAAGCCGTCTCCTGATGGACAGGTAGCATTAACAAAAGAAGGTAGTTGGATTACTGTAAACGAAGGTGAGAGATTCCCAGACGAAGTATTGCACGATCACAAACTAAACACAATCAGTGGAGGCATTCGTAATGACCGAAAGTAAGAAAGACACGAAAGACACGAAAGATGTAATTGAGGAACCACCTCCCGAGGTTGAGATTCCTGATTCCATCAAGAACATTGAGGGTGGAACTACTGAATCAATTGCACCCGAGCAATTGGTAGAGGCTCTAAAGCAGCAAGCGTCGCATATTGAAGGCGGTGATGAAGCTGTTGTTCTTATTTCTGAGGAAGTTCCAACTGCTTCTGATTCAGTGCAACCAGAACAATTTGCTGATCTTCCAGCCAAAGCAGAAGAAGTCCAGCAGGCACACAAGGATCAAATGTCAGCCCTTTCTGAGCAGGTGAAAGATTCCAAGACTGACGATAAGGATAAGAAGGATTCCAAGAAGTAATTGGTTTGGTGGCCTATTTAGCCCAATTGGCAGAGGCACTTCCCTTAAGAGGAAGTCAGTATGGGTTCGACTCCCTTAATAGGCACTTCTACAAACAATAGAAAGAGTATGTATGGATAATGACTTTGATAGATTCTTCAAATCCTTCACAAACATTACACCAGAGGGCGATCAGATTGAGAGAATTGAAGTCCTCAGAACGAGTTATAAGGATCTTCTGGGTGATATTTGTCGTTTGGTTGAGCGTAGTCCTGAGCGTACTATTGCTCTCCGTAATCTTGAGGACTCTTTGATGTATGCTGTGAAGGCTATCATATTGGAAGGATAGCATGTTTTCTCCATACATGGATTTCTCCATAATCAAGTATGGTATTGCTGGTTTGATTTTTACTGTCCTGTTCTTTTATGTTATGTACAAAGTTTGTACATACATCATGGGAGAGGATTGATGTTACACAAAACTATTAGAAATAATAATGAATTGACTGAAAAGCCAACCATGACAATTGATGATGATTGGAGTGCAGCTCTTTACTGGGATGAAGATGAAGAATCAGACAGAGCCAGTCTACTCATAGAGAGTATTGATTACAGATTTGAATTGGTATTGCATGTAACTGATAAGGAGAAGTTGAAAGATGTACTTCAAACATTCCTCTCTAACCTACAGGAGCTTTACACCGAATAAACCGGAGACCACTACTATGTATACCGTGAGCGAATTTATCCGATTTTTAAAATTCTACAAGTACCAGGGCTTGACCATTGATGAAATGATTAAGCTTCTAGAGAGCTATGGAGAAGATGAACTCAGTACCTTTGTACCAAATCAGTCCTTCTCAGTTCCGAGTCCATAAAGAATGTCCCCAGCTACATAAATTCGTTTATGAGCTAGGGCTTCGGACTAAGCAACGGGAAAAGAAGTTTGAAGTTGGTTCATACTTTCATGAGCTAGCACATTTCTATTACCAGTTACTCAAAGCTGGTTACCATATGAATGATCCACTCACGTTTAGTGCAATGGACACGAAGATGCGAAATGATCTAGCAGAAGTAAAGGATGATTACTTAGCAGTACTTTGCCAGGTTCATATTATGTTCCGTCGCTATCTGGAGCGTAGAGTTAAGGAAATCGACCAAGGTATTGAAATAATTGAAGTCGAGAAAGAGATCAACTTTCCCATCAGCGAATCAGCTGGAATTCATGGAATCGTTGATATGCTCTATCGACGTCGGGGCAAACTAGTAATTCGGGATCATAAGACTGGAGAGAATCAATCCGCTCACTCAGACGAAAGTCTAGAGATGGATGACCAACTTCTGACTTATGCCTGCATTATCTGGAAAATTTATGGTGAAGTACCGGACATTGAGATTAGTTGGATTAACGCCAAGACTGATTACAAGAATGGCGCAACCAATGACCAACTATTCCGTACCTATCACAAGGCAATGACGAAGGAATATTTACAAGCCTTCTGGACTTATACAGAACAGTATGTGTATCATATGCAGACTGTTCCGGCTATCAGATATATCAATGGCTACAAGTGTAAGTCCTGTAAGTTCAAAGAACCTTGTATGTTTAGCCTTCGTGGTTTTGATATTCGGAACATGCTAGAAGCAAATTACCAGCATGTACCGAGGAACCATGACTATCGGAAATTCACAGAGATTGCCAGAAAGAACCCCTCTAGAAACATTGTTGATCCGCCGAGTAAAGATATACCCAGCGGACGGATCTCCATTGATTTCTTTGCCAGTCATAAATAACGGTAAGGGTTTCTACAGAGTTGTTGAGAAAATTGTTAATGGAGTGCACATCATTGAACATGAGGTAAACATTAGCTATGTCACTGAAAGTAATGACTCTAGATGAAGTATCCCTCTATCTCAAACTACTTATATATGGTCCGCAAGGCGTAGGTAAAACATATTGGACAGCAGCCAATTGTCCTAAGCCTGCTGTATGGATGGACTTCGAGAGAAGTTCCGATACTATCTTATCTAATCGAGATGTATTCAGTTCGGATGATTTCAAGATCATTCAAATCTCACCAGATAAGAACCCTACAGAAGTGGAAGAATTCTGCAAGAACATTCATAAGACACCGTTCAAGACTATTGTGTTTGATACCATGACTACTAGTCAGATATTTCAGTTAGATCATTGGATGACTCATGGCTCAAAGAGCAAGAGTAGTTCTCCAACTCAACCTGATTATCGTGAATCCACGACGGTGTTCCAAAGAATGTTCTTGCGATTGCAACATGCACCTATAAATGTAGTTTTAGTTGCCCATGAGCGTGAATTTACAATGGGTGAAGGAGCAGAACGGAGAATTGTTTCCGTAGTTCCTGCTGTAACTCCTGCATTGCATGATGCTGTTACTCAGTTAGTTTCCGGTGTTTTTAGACTGAGCAAGAAGAATGGCAAGTACCAAATGCTTACGGAAACAAAGGGTTTGTACATTGCCAAAAATCGGTATGGAATTACTGATACTGAAGTTATTGAACCTACCTGGAATACATTCTTGAAAGGAATGACAAATGCTTGACCTTGATCTTGGTGGAGTTGCTTCCGCAGGGAAGCCTTTACCAGAAGGTGATTACGAATTCATGATTACTGATGCAACCATTCAGAAATCAAAGGACAAGACTTCCCATAACTTGAAGCTCAAGCTTGAAGTTACCAGTGAAGATGAGAACGGTAGGCCCCACGCTGAAAATCTCAACATTCAAAAGAGCACTCGTCCATTTGTTAAGGCATTTGTGACTGCTCTCTGGGGAGTCGAAGATGACGAAGTTGATGTCATTAACTTTGACTTTGATGAAGATGATGATACTGTAGAAGCTTTCAATACCGGAGCAGCGATTACCCTACAGGGTATCAATGGACAACCAGTCATCAATTCGCCAATTGGTGGCACAGTTAAGCACGTGACTACTGATGGAAGGACTTACGGAAACGTAATCGCCTGGTTCCACGTGTAAACAATCGAAGGGAGAGTAACTAGACCCCAACTCTAGTTACTCTCCCTTCTTCATTTCCTAGGAAGCTATGGATGACCTAGAAAGATTTCTCGAATTCTTATATTCGGAATCTGAGGGTTATGTATATGTAGCGACTAAAGATACCTTAGCCACTAATCAGGAATGGCTACAATCTTTCTTTTTATGGCCAGAAGCGAAGTCTGATATCTACAACTACATAACCCGTCAGCAGGAAGAAAGGGATGTATATGTAGCACCCGCCCTTTTCAAGGGTAAAAATTCATTGAAGAAGTCAGTACAAGGAACAAATGTAGCGTGGGTAGAATTTGACGGGCAACAACAGATTGACTTCCAAGACATACCTTATCCAGATTGTATTGTTCAAACTTCTGTTGATACTCATCTACATTGTTATTGGAGAATTGACTACCTAGATAATACGGACACGATAGATAACCTCAATAGAAGGCTAACACATTACCTAGAGGCCGATGCTTCTGGATTCGATGCAAACCAAGTATTAAGACCGCCGTTAAGTAAGAACTGGAAACATGCAGGATTACCAGTAACTCTTAAGCATCTGGAAGATACAGATGTTCATCATTCATTTGCTAGTTTCGAGGTAGCTCCCGAACCAGCGATACAAGTAATTCGTTTAAGACAGGATATGTTACTTCCTGTAGGTACATTATTGAAAGAGCTTCCGCTACATGCTTTGTTGAAGAAGAAAATTATGAGTGAGATGGTAGTCCATCCTCATAGATCTAGCTTCTTGATGAAGGTCGCACATGAGTTAGCGGAAGAAGGTTGTAATCACATACAGATCGTAAGTCTGTTAGATTTCATAGACGACAGAATCAAGAAGTTTGAGGGAAGGAGAGACAAATTAACAAGACTATCCGAACTAGCTTCAGTAGCTTTACTTCACGTTTCCGTCGAAGAAGGTCTACAACTATATTCTCCTCTAGATATTTTGAATCACAAAGAAACTCTAGAATGGATCATACCGAATTGGTTGCACAAATCAGGCTTTGTAATCTTGACCGGCGCCCCTTCCGTGGGGAAAACTACTCTTGCTTTGCAACTGATGAAGCATCTTGCAAATGCGGAGACTATTTTCTCAAAAGAAATCCTCCAGGAGACAAAGATTCTATTTCTATCCTTAGAAATGACACAGTACGAGTTAAAGTACTTCCTCGTATCTATGAACAAGGAGTTTCAGAACGATCCGAAATGGATAGAGAAAGTCAGAATACTGGATGAAGATAGACCGCTTCTCGATTACGAAACTATTATTGCTGAGTACGGTCCTGACGTTGTGTTCATTGATAGCCTTACTGAGTTGGCCACGGAAGAATTAAAAGAGACAGAAGCAAGAGCTATCACTAGATGGATAAGAAAGCTAAGAAAGAGGTACAAATGCGCTTTTGTCGTTATTCACCACAATCGAAAGGAAAGTGGATTAAAGTTCAAAGAGACGAAATTAGCTGGAGTCTACGGTTCGTTTATATTCGGGAAAGATGCCGAGACAATTTTGAATCTAGATAGGGATGAAGTCTCAGGAGACATAGCTCTCTATAGTCTTAAAGCTAGATTCGATCGTAAGTTCTCGATTGATTTAACTCAAAACGAGAACCTGATATTCAATGAGAAGGGCGGTGAAAGTGATAGTCAACAATCAAGAGCAACTGGCCCAAACGCTGTCAACATTGCTCTCCAATGATAGTTCAATTGCAATTGACACTGAAACGAACATGACAGATTCCTTTGCTAACAGATATTGCATGGGAGTATCCATAGCTCAGAATGATGATTATTGGTATATTCCTGTAGGTCATTTAGATACCTTATTGGGTCCACAGGAGAATATTGATTTCATTCCACCTGAGTTCTTTGAGAAACTAAAACATCACAAGATCATCATGCATAATGCTAAATTTGATTTGCAAGTACTGAGATTGTTGGGTTTTACTGGCAGATTTGAAACTCTGTTTGATACCATGCTGATGCATCATTACATAGATGAGAACTCAGAATTCAAGCAACATGACCTTGAATATTTATCTAAGAAGTATTGCTCCGTTCCTAAGAATGCTGCACTTCAAAAAGCACTTAAGCTAGATTGGGATAACTCATTAATTCATCCTATGGCTAAGTATGCTCAGGAAGATGCTGTAGCAACTCTTCAATTATTCCAAGTGCTAGAGAATTGGTTTGATCCCTACAGGGATGCTTGGTTTAATTATGACAAGGATTTCATGTATCTCTTGTTAGATATGGAGATGAAAGGACTTCGCCTTGATAAATCAGAGTGTGCGAAGAACGAGAAACTATGTCGTGCCAGAATGGCCGAGATTAAACAGGAAGTTGGTTGGAACATTGGCTCGACGAATCTTCTCAAAGAAAAACTATTCGGAGAACCTCCAAAGGGGTACGGACTCCGCCCCATTTCAACTACTGACAAAGGAAAACCACAGATCAATTCAGATTTCCTTGAAAAAACTAATCATCCTGTCTGCGGACTTATACTGGAATACCGGCGATGCCAAAAGATGGCATCTTCTTATTTCGAGAATTACCTTACCCTTGTCGGATCAGGTGACAGACTTTATCCGTCATTCAAGCAATTTGGAACAGTTACAGGCAGACTATCATGTGAAAACCCTAATCTCCAACAAGTACCTAGAGATTCTGACGTCAAGAAAATGTTCTTACCCGAAGAGGGATTGCAGTTGTGGGAAATTGACTTCCGAAATCTAGAAATGAGAATGGCTGCCGTCTATTCAAATTGTACACCACTATTGGAGGTATTTGAAAATGAAGGCGATGTTCATCAAACAGTCGCAGATAGACTCGGGATATCGAGACAGGTTTCCAAAATCGTCAACTTCCTACTCATATATGGTGGTGGAGCAGAAGCTCTGTCTTTTCAAGCACACATCCCGATCAGCAAGGCAAAAGGTATCTACTCAGATTACAGAAAACAGTATCCTGAGCTATTTCATCATATGGACAAGTGTACGGCAATTGCTGAACAAAAAGGAGAGATCCGTTTGTTTAGTGGTAGACGACGGCATTTTAAGTATCAATCCGAATGTCGTAAGGCTTTCAACAGCGTTATCCAGGGGGGAGCTTTTGAGCTTGTCAAACGTGGAATGCTTCACCTTGAAAAAGCCGGAGTCGATATGCGCAATCAAGTTCACGACTCTGTATGGATTAATGCTCATAATGAGGGAGAAGTACAAGAGGCGGCCCACATTATGTCGGATTGGACGAAAGAAGCTTTCGGTTTACATTTCTCAGTAGATATCAAACGACTTCGATGATTTGCGCATTTAGATGGTGGGCTAGTAGAATTGAAGCTGAAACAGCACCAGTTCAACACGTCTGTAATAAACCAAAAGATCATCCGCCAAGTTGGCATGTGTGCATATGCGGAGCAAAGGTACCACAATGATTCATAAAGATTTTGGTCTTAATCCAAAGGATGAAAGACCCCAGTTAGCTTGTGAAGATTGCGGTCTAATAGATGCTACCGTAAGAAGAAATTATGATAGTTCAGGATTCACATTGTGTGATGATTGCGCTGACCGCCTAGCAGAAAGTGTTGAAGGATAATGTTTTTCGTAATCGACTTTGAGACTAGTGCATTAAATCCGTGGGATGGATTTCCCCTTACTGTAGGTATAGTTCCAGTGAATCACTTTGGTGATATCATTGCAGAATCTGCTCACCTGTATGTAGAGTTTCCAATTCGGCAGGAGCCTGATTGGCATATGCCGGCTAATCTAACTGAGACAGAGCAATTCTGGCTAAGTCTTAAGAATAGCGAAATAGAATCTGATAATATTGCCTTTGAATCTGCTTGGTACAGAGACAATGGAGATATTATTTGGGGTGATTGCATGTCTCAAATTGAAGAGTTCTTTGCATATATTGAACCTGATCCTAAAAAGCGATTTCTCTGCGCTAATCCTATAGCATTTGATAAGATGTGGATGGATTATCAATTCTCTGACTGGTCACGTGAGAATCCATATCACTACAGAAGTCTCTGTTTACGGTCTATGCGCTATGGATTACAGTATGGAGAGAATCCAGAATTTGGTTCTAGTCGAGAGGATCATGAGCCAGTAATTCCTCATCATGCTTTACATGATGCTCGGGCAGAAGCTCAGGATTTGAAGCAACTCATGAATTGGTCACGTGCAGATTTTGACTTTAAAGTGATGAGCGAACCTGAAACTGCTGATGATGTATAAGAACCTACAGGAAGCTATAGATGCAGGATACCATTATTTCCTTCGCTCAATTCACGGCGATTATACAAACTCCATGTGGGCAAAAAAAGAAGCAGCCGTAGCTGCTTTGGACATGATTAATAATCGCTCCACTAACAACTTTTTTACGCCATTAGTCCTAATTGCAGATAAGGATTTATGAAATTACTAGGGATAGACCCCGGAAAACATATCGGCTGGGCTGTTGTATCTGTATCCCCGGAAAAGAAAATGATTGTCCATTCATTGGGTGTTTCAGAGGATTTGACACTAGACGAACTTTCGGATCATATAAAGGATTCTGATCTATTGATAATTGAGTCTTTCTTAGTCCGTCCGAAAGAAGCAAGAAAAGGGGCCTTTGACTATGACCCAATGGAAACTCCTCAGGTGATTGGAGCTTTGAAACTTCTATGCCATTTATACAAGAAGCCATTCGTCGAGCAAAATCCAAGCGTGAAACCTGTGGGGTACGGATTTGCTCGGCAGAAATACGTAGCGGGAAAAAAGGGGACTCATGCTTTGGATGCTCTTGCTCACGCGGCTTATTACGCCGTAAAGAACTTGAATTCAAAGCCGCTCGGACTTTAAGTATGCTGCGTTCTGCTGGAGTAGTTCCTCCCCAGATTCCAAATTCTTCCCAATTTTGCAAAGCTACGTCAAGGCATTCATCTCTAGACATGCATTTATTGCAGATGGATTTAGCGTAGGCAATTGCTCCGAGATGGTCCTCATCACAGTAAAATACCTCTGTGGGGATCTCATTCTCTAAACAGAACATCCGCCCAAGAATGTGCCGTTTCACTATGACTATTGTACACCCTATGATAATTTATGTCTATAGGTTTGACCATATACTTTACCTATGGTCCGCCCGATAGCCAGAAACACATAAGCTAGATTAGGGTCTAGGATCAATTCTAAGGTAGCTAGAAAGGCACAGGATCAATGATCTCTGCAATCTTGACCCGTTCTGCATCGTGCCTGGTCAGAGCCTTATAACGCTGTTCAACGCTGGTATAACGCCGTTATCAAAACATTGGTTTGGAGTTATTGTGGTAAAAGTCAGTAGGCCATGTCCTGTAATTTGGAAGGCTAAGAAATCTTGTGGAGGTTGGGGAGCTAGAAGTAGTCATCATGGATGCAAATTAAATCCAGGACATACAGGGAAACACATATGTGCATGTAGTCAAAC